GTTCTCCATTTACCACTGCTAGTTTCAGCGACACGCCCCATTGGATCAGGGGATGTATGCGAGAAACGTCGCAGTTTATACGCATAATGGGCACACTCCGAACCACGTATCAATAGTGGCCGGAAATCTAGCACGGAGCATTTAAAACCCCGATTTAGATCCCAGGGTAACTCCTGGTGTGAGACCAAAAATCCTCCATCCTCCACGGCCCCAAAAGGGATCCGAGGAAATGGACGCAGCGGATACATGTTACGTAGTATCCGTAGTGCGGAGGGACAGCGAGTCCCTCGGAAGCTCCACCGCGCAAGGCGGTTGTGAGCGCGTATAATTTCAGGAGGAGCTTTCACAAGCTCCTTCTGATACACCGGGGTAACATCAACTCCTCTGTGGTAATGTTTGCCACAAGATTCGTAAAAGTTACCTGAGGTAAACGATTTTCGGAGATTGATCGTAAATCCCGCAAAAGAGAAGAGGTCGATAATTTGACCAACATACTCTGACGGGACAATGATATCGTCTCCATAGACCGAATACTGGTGTAGCTGGTGAGGCTGGATCAACGGACTCGTAAGGGCCCAGAAGATCGCAGACTCAAGCTCGAAGCAAAAGGCGTTGCCCATGGATGCAAACTTTTCAGTCAGCACCCATCGACCTAAGATCTCAGTTTCATGGGATCGTAGGTCGTCCAGGAACAACGCCCAATCAACGGGCAACAGCAGGTAAATAAGCTCTGTCGAAATGGTATCGGAGGCGGCACTCAAATCGAGTGTCGCCAACCTTTCGTCATAGGCTCTCCGAGCCAGTGACTGATTGACTGATTGGTCATCAAGGTTGATACCAAAACGCATTAATCGATCGCGCATGAAACGCCGCACGCCTTGCTGCAAAAAGCTGTTAGCAGTAGGTTCGGCGGCAATACAACGATCGGTCTTTGCATTTTTCGCCACTGTAAGAAAGCGCGACCCACGAACTACATTAAAGCAGCTGGGCAGGAGAGAAAAATTACCCTCGGGAAGTACTCCGAGGATACTCGCCGCCCAATGTGGGTCACCCTCGACGACTCTCTTGAAATAAGGGAGACATCGAGCAGTGGTGGAACATCGACTGGAAATCTTTTTGCTGATACTAGCATCCGACCCTTTCAGGTCGAACGTAGCACCAGGACCCCATGCACTCCGACGGAATATGTCTGGAGACGGTGCCGGACCAAGTAACGTTAGCAGTTTTCTCTGAGCCTCAAGAATTAGAGGCACCAGACTCTCATGGGCGGCCAAAGGCCGAGCAGAGAAGCCAACGAAACCGCGGATCCGGCAATTCGTCTCAAAACAGGCCCGTTCGCTGGCAATCCAACCAGCGATAGCGACATCGGCAGTATTAATCCCCGTGGACAACCCCTTGTACTTTGTTAAGTACTCGGAGATAAAATAGTCCAGGGAAAAGCCTTTCGTCGTAAGCGGAGAACAGCCATTCGCCAAGAGGCGCAACAGTTCGTTGTGGTCGTGCTTAAAGCACAACCAAATGGCCAGAGACCTAGGAGAGTCGATTTGATTACAAAGCTCGAATATCACATCCGAGAAAGCATCACTGCTTATTGTTTTCATAGACGATCCTTCAGTAAAGCGCCGAGGCGCGGGTCACCCG